CTAGGTTTGAATTCCCTAAAGTCAGTCTCGTAGTCAATGATGAAGCTCACCAACAAACTGGCAAGCAAGAAAGGGCTCTTGCATACGGAGCGTTCACTGAAAACGGATTCATTCAGGAAGGCTATCTAGCAAAGGGAGCAACGCTGGTAGGGTTCACGGCTACGCCTTTGATGAATCAACGGATCTACACTGACCTGATTCAGATGGTCAACTACTCAGAGCTTCGCAAGCAAGGAATGCACTTACCGATACAACTGTTTGGCCCTGACGAGATCGATACATCAGGGCTCAAAGTCAACTCAGAGGGAGAATTCAAAGAGCAGGATCTAGAGCCAAGAGTGCAGGCAATCTTCGGCAGTGTCTACGATGAGTATCTGAGGCTCAATCCTAACAAGCTTCCATCGATTCTATTTGCTCCAAGTGTTCAGTGCTCCAAGTGGTTCTGCTATCAGCTTTCAGCCAGAGGGATACCGTGCGGACATATCGACGGTGAGTCTATCTTGATGAGCGATGGAAATAGGGTCACTCCGTACGCATCAACGAAGGAGAACCGAAAGCTACTGCTAGAAAAAAGCAAGTCAGGCGAAATAAAAATTCTATGCAATCGCTTTGTGTTGCGCGAAGCCATTGACATGCCGTGGCTCTATCATGCGATCTTTGCAACGGTCATGGGATCGACCACAACAGCCTTGCAAAGTGTTGGGAGATTGCAGCGAGCATTCCCTGGGTATGCGGTGAAGATACTGCAAGATCATGGAGGGTTCGCCTGGAGACACGGCTCGCCAAATTCTGATCGCTACTGGCAGCTCGGCAATACCAATTCAAGCTACGCCAAAGAGCGAATTGAGAAGATCATCAAAGGTGAGATACCTGAGGGCATGCGTTGTCCGAAGTGTTCAATGTGGCGGACTGGTGGACCTGTTTGCCCGAATGAATCTTGCAGGCATGCATCGAGTCAATCGGTTCGAGCAGTTCGGCAAGTCAACGGGAAGCTCAAGCATATTAAGGGCTCAGTGTTTACGGCTGAGAACATGGCCGAGCGAGCAAAGAAGCTTTGGAAGTATTGGCTATGGAGAGGCGGCAAAGCTGGCATGACTGTAGGTGGTATTGTTGCTGCTTGTGGTGATGATGCTAGGAAGAAAGGCATTAAAGTTGATTTCAACTCAGTGCCGTGGAAGCCACCGGCAGCCGACTCGATGGAATGGCACAGGCTAGCGCGTGACCACTGGCCGTGGTTAAAGAGCAACAAAAAGAAAGTTGAACAAAATGAGAAAGCTACTGAGCAAGCTCCTCAACAGCCTGCTTAACCTCTGTTCCATGATGGCTGATAAATGTGGACTGTATTTGCCTCCTCAGGAGCCCGATACGTGTCCGCTTTGCTTCGGGTCAAAGCTTATGCCTTGTGGAGAGGTTTGGATTGTTTGCCCTAGATGCTACGGCAGAGGAAAGATTGAAATTGAGCAAGACAGCTAAGAGTTGCATCATATGCAGCAATGAGTTTATTCCTATCAATGGTGCTAGCACATGCGGAAGTGAATGCAGGTTAGAGCGAAAGCGACGATACGCTAGATTGGTTTCTGCTGAGAATCATCGCAGGAATAAGGCTGTTAGGATGCAACAAAAGTTAGTCAGGATCTTGAAAAAAGAAAGTACCTCAAATGGAAATGCGTAGCTACAAAGAGTTTATTGATGCGAAACGCCGAGTAGTTCCGGATACTGGAATCAGTATTGATACCGATCTCAATGATTCAGCATTTGAGTGGCAACGCCGGATCATGAGGTGGAGTTTGAAGCGTGGTCGATCTGCAATTTTTGCTGGATGCGGACTAGGTAAGACTTTAATGCAGTTAGTCTGGGCCGAGAATGTGTTCAAGAGCACTCAATGTCCAGTTGTGATTCATACTCCAGTTGGTGTTCGCCAGCAAACTAAGCGTGAAGCAGAGAAGTTCAACATTGATTGTCGAGTTGAGATTGTCGATGATCCATCTCAGGTTATTGCAGGAATCAATCTAGTCAACTATGAGAAGATTCACAAGTTCGATGGAGTCGATTGGAGTGGTGTCGTACTCGATGAGAGTTCAGTTTTGAAAGGTCTCAACGGCAAGACTGTTGAGATGCTCAATGCTCGATATAGAGACTTAAGATTCAAGCTCGCATGCACAGCCACACCAGCGCCAAACGATCACATGGAACTTGGTAATCACGCTGAGTTCCTGGGTGTATGCGATGCGGTTGATATGCTCAATCGGTATTTCTACCACGATTCAGGCGACACTTCGCGATGGGTGTTGATGGGTCATGCCAAGAAAGAATTTTGGCAGTGGGTTAGTCAGTGGGCTGTTTGTGTATCAAAGCCAAGTGATATTGGAGGCGATGATGCTGGTTATGAATTACCGCCACTGAGAGTTCAGCGTCATATCGTTCAAGCTGAGGAAACTCAGTCGGTTCCAGGTTTTCTGTTCAACGTGAGTGGAATTTCTGCGACTACATTGCACCAAGAGAAGCGGATGACGAACATCGCTCGCTGCGAGAAAGCCGCAGAGATAGCCAACTCAATCGATGGTCCTGTAATCTGCTGGTGTGATACCAACTATGAATCAGATGAGTTGATGAAACGGATCAATGGAGCTGTTGAAGTTCGCGGAAGCATGAAAGAGTCCGACAAGGAAAAACACCTTCATGGATTCTCAAGAGGTGATTATCGCGTCATGGTCAGCAAGAGTTCAATTGCTGGGTTCGGAATGAACTGGCAGCATTGCCGTACGCAGGTATTTGCAGGGCTGTCTTATTCGTTCGAGCAGTATTATCAAGCTGTTCGAAGGTCATGGAGATTTGGCCAAACGATGCCAGTCGATGTTCACATTGTTCTAGCTGATACCGAGTCGGCAATCGAATCAGCGATTGCCAGAAAAGAGACTGATTTCGATGCAATGAAATCTGGAATGGCCGAAGCATTGAGCGAGTACACACTTGAGACGTTCGGACTAAGAGAAGGCAAGACTGTTTACAAGTCGCACGAGAATTTTAAGTTACCATCATTCATTGGAGGTTAGTTATGTCGGTTGAAGTGATTCAAAGCAAATCTGGTGATAACTGGATGCTTTACAACGGGGATTGTTGCGAGGTAATTGCTGGATTGCCAGATGATTCGATTGATTTCACAGTGTATTCCCCGCCGTTCACGTCGCTGTTTGTTTATTCTGACAGTGAACGCGACATGGGGAATTGTGATTCGGATGAGCATTTCTTCGAGCACTATGCTTTCTTGGTGAATCACATTTATCGAGTGACGAAGCCGGGTCGGTTGGTCAGTGTTCACTGCATGAATCTACCGTCGACTATCACGAACGATGGCTATATCGGCATTCGTGATTTCCGTGGAGACATCATTCGCTGCCATCAAAAAGCAGGATTCATCTATCATAGTGAAGTGTGCATCTGGAAAGATCCTGTTACAGCGATGCAGCGAACGAAAGCACTCGGACTTCTTCACAAGCAAGTAGTCAAAGACTCCTCAATGAGTCGGCAGGGTATTCCTGATTACGTTTGCACTTTTCGTAAACCTGGAAAGAATCAAGATCCAATCCAAGGGGAATTCGATCACTTCGCCGGTGAAGATTTCACGCAGACTGGCAATCTGTCAATCGATATTTGGCAGCGTTATGCGTCTCCGGTGTGGATGGACATTAATCAGGGCAACACGCTCAACGTTCGAGCAGCCAGAGATGGAGATGACACTCGCCACTTGGCCCCATTGCAGCTAGATGTTATTCATCGGTGCTTGCAGCTATGGAGCAGGTCTGGTGATGTTGTGCTTAGTCCATTTGCTGGTGTCGGATCGGAGGGCTATGAATCGATCAAGCTAGGTCGCAAGTTCGTAGGAATCGAATTGAAGGACAGCTACTTCAAGCAAGCATGCAAGAATCTGAACGCTGCTGAGGAGTCGACTAAGAAAGCGAAGTTGTTTTAGAGACCGAATTACCTTTGAGCTTGGCTTATGTTTCTGAGACGGGTGATTTTGTTCAGTTGGAGTTGTTTTGATGCTGTTCACTTCATTGCGTGGGCGATGGTGCTTGCGAATAGGTTCAATCAGGAATGATTGGTTGATCGGATTGAGGTACGGTATTGAGATCTGCAATTGGCGAGTGTGGGTTAGGTTTAGCCCCAACGGTAGAAAGATCAGGATGATATGATTGTCACAATCGAAGGTGTTAGCAGCAGTGGACGGGATATTGTAATCAGAGCAACTGATGAGAGTGTTGCTGACTGGATAGCTGATCTCGACATTGAGCCTGCTGAGTTCTATCATGGCAATGAGGCAGGCAACTGCTATGAGGCCTCGCTCATCTTGTTGATGCATATCACACGGCATGAGGAGTTTGAGCGTGATCAGGTTCGGTTGTGTCATGGCATTGCTGATATGCTCGCTGGTCATTTGGGCCGTGGCGCTCATGCTTGGGTTGAGTTTCTGGAGCGTGGTCAGTGGTGGGTGATTGACGCGACGGTAGTTGGTGGACCGATTAGAGTTGCAACTCAAGAGCAATTCTACGAGGGCAACAAGATCAAAGCTGACTGCGTTGACTATTATCTACCATCCGAGATCCTGAGGCTTGCTGATCTTCACGGTGAGAGGCTTCATTGTGGCCCTTGGAGAATGCCAAGAGACACAGAGCACGATGAGATGTTTACATGCGAGTTCGTTCTATGATCGAAGATCTTCAAGGATGGAATGATTTCAAGTTCGTTGCCGCTGTGTCAAGCTGCTGGTGGTGTGGCTTAAGGTTCAAGCCTCCAGGTTGGTTTGCTCCGTGGCTCATTGAGCGTGCTCATATAGTAAGCAGTCCGCGCCGAAAGGATCGCAGGGTTGCTGCTCTGCTTTGCTCCAGGTGTCACAAGGTTTCTCACGGAGAGCGGATCTTGATTCCTGGTAGCGTGGTGCTCAAGCCGAGTGTTGGGCACTTGCTTTGGCTAAAGGCGAAGAACGATTGCTTTTACTATGATCGAGAGTATATGGCAAAGAACTGTTTAGGCCGATTGCCTGAGGCAGTAGAGCCTCCAGAGGATCGGGTTTGGTCAATACCGGCTTCCCGCTGGGGTGAGTGGCTGAAGTCTTTTGCCGTGATTCAGTTTACTGATATTGTTGAGCTTCGAGAGGTCGTTAAAGAGTTTGGAGGTTATACGAAATGACAATTAAGAAAGAGACTGCCGCACAGATCGTCAAGTATTGCAAGAGTGGTTTCACTGCCGCCGATGCTGCTGTGATGTTCAATGTCTCAGTGCCGACTGTGTATCAGGTTTGCAGCGATGCTGGGGTAGTGTTTCAGAATAAGCGGGTCCGCGATCGGCAAGAGATTGCTCGCTGGGTCAAGGCAAACAAGGCAACCTCTCAGCAGGCGATGGATCACTTCAGGTGCTCACTGCCAACGCTCAAGAAAGCTTGCCTTGAGAACAGCGTGTCTCTCAAGGTTGTCAAGACTCCTCCAGCAGTTGGCTCGATGAGAGTGCTGGCTGAGCTTCTCGACAGTGATAAGACACTGTCAGAGATTGCTGAGTCACTCGGTGTGTCTCGTCAGTATGTTGATCAGGTCAAGGTCTCAGCAGTTGAAGCTCGGATCATTGGGCCTCGTTCTCGATTCAATGTGAGCCGGAAGAATGCCGACAAAGCTAGAACAAAGAAAGCTTGACGCGTGGGCTGAGCAGTGCTCTACGCACACAAGCGGCTATCGAGATCAGTGCAACTGTGGAGTTCAATACTACGATCCTTGGGGCGGTTGGGATTGGGCAGAGGGTGAGCTTGAGGCCTTGGAAGCAAACGAGGCTGCGAAGGCTGTTGACGGTGTTCGCAGGCTTCAGTTCGAAGGCAAAGAGTATATTGAGGCTTGTGAGTGTTGGCACAAAAGAGCTTTGGCAATCATCGGCTTTATTGAGTCCCACGCCTCGATCATTGCTTGCTACTTGGAGTCCGAGAGAAAGGCCTCAATTGCAGCTCTTTAGGAGAGGCTTGAGAGGTTGGAAGCTTGGAGCATTAAAGACCCTGAGAAGATTCAAATTGAGCTACTAAGCAGTGAGAAGCTGCGGGAGATTGACCTAGAATGAGATCGCCAAAGTTCAAGAGATCGAAATACAATGCAACCGCTACCTATGCAGTTGAGGAGCTGGACGGGAGCCTATTTCTGGTCGCTGAGAAAGATGCTACTGATCAGCAGAAACGCCGTGGCATTCGCTTTCACTCATGGGCTGAAGCTGATCGGTACACGTTGCTAAGAGCTGAGCAAAGAGCAGGGTTGATAACTGACCTGGAGTTGCAGCCGCCTTTCGAGTGCAGAGTCAACTCAGTGCTGGTAACTACCTACATTGCTGACTTTCGCTACAGGCGAGCTGGCAAGGTGGTTGTTGAAGACGTTAAGGGAATGGAAACGGACGTTTACGAACTGAAGAAAAAACTAGTGGAGGCGATTCACAATGTCTACGTTAAAGAGGTCAAGCCAAGAGCGAAGACAAGGGTCAAGAAAGCCAAGCCTAAGGTATCGGGCTAGGTACTGCTGGAAGTTCATTATTCACTGGTCAAGTGGTGCTGGTGGGGCTTAATCTTCTGGCTTGAGGATCAACTCCTCAAGCTCTCTCCAGAGGCTCGCAGACTGAAGAAAGTCGATCAGAGCTACAGAGCCTTGATTAACAACGAGACCACGATTGACGAGATAGCGATCAAGAATGGTTGCTTTGAGGTCAAGGCAACCTCCGAGGCGTTTCACTTCCTGTGCAGGCAAGTGGTTGAGTACATGAACAGCCTCGGGGCGAAGAATTTCCTTGAGCAGGAATGTGAGTTTCGGATTTGGTCCGGTCCAATTGGGCTGAGGATCACAGTGCAAAAGGCTGAAGGTAAGAGCCCTGCAACGCTTCAGGATGAGGCTGAGAAGCGGGCCAAAGCTTTGGAGACTCAGATAGCCATGATTCACAAGCTATTCGCAGAGGCTCAATCCTACTCGCAGGGAGAGCTATTGAGCGAGATTGCCCTGGTGGTTGACTGGGAGCGTCCAGTGGAGACTTCTCCAAAGTACGATCCGAGCGTCATTGTTACCTTTCCAGACAAGGCTGAAGCTGCGAGCAAGCGCTTTAATGCAATCTCTGAGGAGCACAGGCAATCAATGATTGAAGCTGAAAGGCAAAAGTTCAATGAGGAGCTAGAAAGGCAAGAGCCAAAAGGCAAGTTTCAGCTCTCCGATGATCTCCCTGGCAGCTTCTAGCGCTTGCAACGTTGCAACTTTCCACCCGTTTTAGCTAGGTGCGATAGTCATGAATTACAAGAACAAATACGAGGCAGCAGCGGACTTCGATGCAGGGGTCAAGAAAGGTCTATTTCTAGAGTCTCCGTCTGATGGTTTCAAGTGGGAAGATCAAACAGAGATTTTCATGGCTGGCTATCGTTATGGCAGGTCAATGAAAGACTTGATGACTACTGCGAAAAACGAATGCTTGTTGAGGTTTGGTATCTCTCAGATTGAAGTGATTGCCCTCGCAGGTCAAGACAATGCAGATCGCCAATAAACACTGGGGCTTGCTTCAGATTGCACTGCAAGAGCCTCAACTATGGGTTGCTCACATTCGCTACTTGGCAGAGGACGGAAATCTAACCGAGAGAACCGTTTCGCCTTTGAAGCTGTTGACGAATGACCGGCTGTTGGTGTATTGTCTAGGGCGTGAGGCAGTCAGGTCACTAAGGCTCTCAAGGATTCTAATCGTCAAGCTCAGGCTCTCAATGGACGTTCTGCCCCCTGAAGGGGTCAAGACTCTGGTTGAGCACAAGAGCAGGGCGAAGAAAGATTTCTACTAGGTCTACAGCTCAAAACCTTCCCAAGTGTAAAGTTGTGGTGACCTGCTGACTCTCAAAACTAAGGCAATTGGGCCAGATAAGTCAACAGAAACGAACTACAGGACCACGAGCTAGAGAGGTCGGCAGAGTTGCAACGTTGCAACTTTCCACCCGTAAGTGCGACTAGGTTTCAAGCCTGATTGCCGCTAGGTCTCACGGTGGTAGTGTCACTGGAAACGACGGTCTAGGAATGGCTAAGAAGCAACCAAAGGCACCACAGCCTAAGGTGGTTGTTCGTAGGTTGATCTCGGAACTAACCTACGACTCTGAGAATGCAAGAAAGCATGGCGATGCTGACTTAGAGGCTATCTGCAAGAGCCTCTTGAAGTTCAATCAGCAATCGCCAATCGTTGTCACTCCCTCAGGCATGGTGGCAAAGGGCAACGGTACGATGATGGCAGCTCAGAAATTGGGCTGGACTCACATCGATACGGTGGTCACCTATCTGACTGGTAACGATCTCAAGGCCTACTCAATCGCGGACAATCAGACTGCACTACTATCAGAGTGGGACGATGAAAAACTAAGCGAACAGTTAGTTGAGTTGGAGGAAGCTGAGTTCGACATGGATTGCTTGGGATTCCCAGCAGAGCAGTTAGTCGAAATGATTCCCGAAGAAGTCAACGATTCTCCAGCAAAATCCAGCCACAAGGTTAAATGCCCAACGTGCGGGAGATTTCGCTAGTGACCAAAAGAGCAGGAAAACGAAAGAATCGGAATGGAAACGGACCACACAAGCCGCGGCCAGGGCCAAATGGACCACTGAAGGTTCAGAATAGCATTCTCAGCGGTGAGGATAACCTACCAGATTCCAGGTCAATCGCTCTGCAACTCCAGTCTCTCAATGCTGGGTGGATGCTCCAAGCTGACACGAATCTGAGAGAGGTGCTGATAACCAGACTGCTTAACGTGGCTGGTGACATCATCAAGCGACCGTTGGACGAAATGAGCGACTTGGAATTCCAGCGTTTATTGTCGATATTCAGGGCGGTCAGTGGTGTCGAGCAAAAGCAGCAGAGAATCGAGATAGCCAAGTCGACAGCAACTATCAGAGCTTTATTTCCGCCGCATCAACCTGGGAATGACCTACCACTCCAAAATGGCACCACAGTAAACATCGCTGTTGGTTCGCCGCCAGAGAATGCGGTAAGGGACATCCCAACTTGGATGGCTGTGCAGCAATTGCTTAAGGCCCCTGAGGTTCAGGAGGCGGTGAAGACTTTGCCAACTCCGCAGAGAATGAGTGACCAGTTGAGCCCTCAGGCTGGCTAATGTTCTTTGAGCAGGTCAACTATGGTGCTCAGTTCCTAAGTCTCCGCACAATTCTTAGAACGAACAGTTGGTTGGCCTGCTCGATTTATTGGGTCGAGCGATCTGCCGGGCGCGTGACCGGAGAAACGGAGGGAGCTACGGGGTTCGAATCCCAACGATCCACTGACCTGGATGAGTGCTGGTTCAAGACGGGTCGCAAATGTCCTATGAAACCAGACGGTTTTGAGAGCCGTATCAATTCGAAGCGTG